AATTATTATATTTATTATATTTATTAGAAGAATAATTTTTAATTTCCATTTGTTTTATATATTAATTAAATATTATATTATATTATACAAAAATAGTCCGAAAAATACATTTAGTTTAGATTTATAAATGTTCTAATATTTAAAGATATGTTTACTTTATTATATTATTATATATTATTATGAAAATATATAATAAATTTTTTTATGATTACATTAATTTAGATCCGGAGATGGGATCATATATTGGCGAAAGAAAATATGATAAATATTATACTATAAGCATAAGCCAAGAATATAGAGATAATTATTCTAATCTTTGTAAAGAATATTTATATGAATTATCAAAACAAAAATATCAAACAACAGATGATATATATATAAAAGTTTTTAAATATTTTTTAGAATTAGAACAACAAGGTAGTGAGTATGAAGATTATTTAATACCATTAGAACCTAGTGATAATAAAATATTAAATTTTATTGAATTATCATTAGGAGAATCATATTTACCATTAAAAACATTAAAAAATTATAAAAATATGATTATTCAATATCAAGGATTTGAAAAATGGATTAATGTAGCATTACAAAATATGAGAATTGGAATAAAAAAAAAATATATATTATCAAAATTACAATGTAAAATAGTAATCAAACAAATTAATAATGTACTAACTAATAAACGTTATATGCCGAATATTAGTAATATACCAATTAGTATTAAAAACGAATATTTACAAGCAATAGATAAATATTTTGTTAATAATATTAAACTTATTCAAACATTTATAAAAAACGAATATTTACCACATTGCTTAGACGAAGGAGGATTATCTTTTTTACCTAATGGTAAAAAAGAATATCAATATTTAATAAATTATTATACTACATTAAATAATTTTACACCAGAAAAAATTCATAAATTAGGACTAGATGAGGTTAAACGTATTACTGAAGAATTAAATAATGTAAAAAATAAATTTAACTACGAAGGTAATTTAAAACAATTTAATGATTATATGGTAAATAATCCTAATAATTATTATAAAACATCAACTGAAATAATAAACGCTTTTGAAAAAATACAAACAGTAATAAATAAAACTATTATGCCAAAATATTTTAATTTAAAAATTAATTATGAGTACGATATAAAATCTATACCAAGTTATCTATCACACTATTCTACTACAGCATATTATATGATGGCACCACATGATAATTCAAGAAAGGGAACATTGTATTTAGATAGTAACAATATAAAAAGTTTTCCAATATACGAAATAAAAACTTTATCTCTTCACGAGGGTAATCCTGGACATCATTTTCAATTAACATATTCTATAGATAAAAAAATTCCCAAATTATTTTTATATATTATGGATTCTACTGCTTATGTAGAAGGGTGGGGTTTATATTGTGAATCGTTTATAAATAAAGATGACTATTTTAATGAATATGGTCGATTAAATTATGAAATGATACGAGCAGTGCGATTAGTAATTGATACTGGTATTCATTATTATGGATGGAGTTATCAAAAAGCATATGATTATTATGAGAAACATTGCATATCTTATAAAAAAGAGACTCATAATGAAATTCTTAGATATATTCAATCACCAGGACAAGCAATTTCGTATAAAATAGGTGAAATATTTATTAAAAATTTGAGAGATGAATATTTGAAAAAAAACAACGATATTAAAGCGTTCCATAAAGATTTTTTAAAAGATGGAGCGTTACCTTTATGTTTTATGTGAATATAAGGGGTAGACCCCTTAAACCCCCTTATATTATTATGTGAAGGGGAAACCCCATTCAACCCCCATATATTATAATCCATTATAATCCATTATAATAGATTATAATATAATATTAAATATAAATTATAATCTATTATAACATGGATTATAATTATAAATTAGTAAAAATGTGTGAAAGAACTTTATATCCAGATAGACCAGAATATTTAAATTCATTTTCAGCATTATATATGTGTTTTATTAGTGGGTATTATTTATCACAACAAAGAAACTTTTCTAAAAATGAAATTTCAAAAAAAATTTATTCAAAACAATTATTAACATCAAATAGTATAGCTATTATATATTGGTGTATTTTTGTAAATGGGATTGGATCTTTTTTATATCATTGGTATGCGTGGTATATATTTAAACTACTAGATGAAATCAGTATGATTTTACCAATTTGGATAGGTTTATGTAAAATAATGCATAATTTAAATTATTCTATATATTATACTGGATTTTTTACATCAATAAATATATTATTTATTGTATTAAATGTATTTCCTTGGTTTCATGATTATTTTCCTATAGCATTTGCTTCGGAAATTATTATATTAATACCATTATATTATCAATCATTAAAATATTTAGAAGATAAAAATTCTGTTGGAATAAAAGGAATTTTTATTTGTTCTGGGTCAGGTATTATATGGGGTATTATAGAAATGAATTGTAATAAATATTTAATATTTGGACATTCAATTTGGCATATAGGTATGAGTACTGGTTTATGTTATATATTGACATATTTTAAGAATTTAGAACCAATATTTATATCACATATTGTATAATATCACATATTGTATAATATCACATATTGTATTAAATTAATAATATTTTATACAAACTTATATATATATATATGCCTCGACGTAATGTATCGTTAGAAACCAGAACTACAAGAAAAATATCACGTGAAATATTAAATAAATTACCTTCACCTGTTTTATTAAAAGCAAAAAATCAAAAAAATAAAACTAAAACTTAAAACTAGAAAAATTAAATAAACAAAATAAAAATTGATTAAATAAGATATAAAATACTTTTATTATATCTTATTTAAATGAAAAACTATATTTTAATTGATTTAAGTTATTTTATATTCTATCGTTATTATGCGTTAATTGGGTGGTGGAAATTAGCGAAAGAAGATGATCCGCTTGGTATTCCAATTGAAAATGAAGAGTTTGTTGAAAAATTTAAAAAAACATTTATTGATAAACTAAAAGAAATTCCAAAAAAATTAAAATTAGAATCAAAATCAAAATCAGAACCAAAAAATTATACAATTATTGTAGCGAGTGATTGTCCTAGACAAAAAATATGGAGACATAATTATGGTGAAAAATATAAAGAGAATCGTGTTTATGATGATGGGTTTCTTGGTGGTCCATTCTTTAAGTTAGGATTTGATATTATTGATGAATTAAAAATTGTCCGATTAAGTCATCAATTTTTGGAAGGCGATGATTGTATTGCGATTTTTGCGAAAGATTTACTAAAAATTAATCCCGATTATGCAGTATTTATTGTAGCAAATGATATGGATTATTTGCAATTGGCTTCCGAACAAATTAAATTGATTAATTTGAAATATAAATATTTAACAGATAATAAAAAATGGTCAGGTGATCCGAAAAAAGATCTATTTTGTAAAATTGTAATGGGCGATAAGAGTGATAATATTCCAGCTATATTTAAAAAATGTGGACCAAAAACCGCGGAAAAATATTATGAAAATCCAGAATTATTTAAAAAACAATTAGAAAAAGAGAATTCATATGAACTATTTGAGAGAAATAAAAAATTAATTGATTTTAATGAAATTCCAGAAGAACTTATATCTGAGTTTCGAAAAACAATTAAATTATAGTTTATTAATACTTACTGATATTGTGTCAATTAAATAGTGAAAAATTTATTTTTTTTAATTGATTGATATAACGTTCTGACTCAATTGGAACATATTCTGGGTGAGAATCTCTATATAGCATCAATGCTTTACCTAATAAATTTTCTCCATAATATTTATGATCAACATTACGAGATTCTGTAGCAGTATATCCAATACCCCAAATTCTATCATTTTTTGCCGCTTCATATAACAGTTTACCTTTTGTCGCATATAATTTTTCTTGAATATGTTTATTTTGACTAAATTTTTTATGAATAGCATCACACATAATATTATATTTATGTTCATTCCATATTATTTGATGAAAATTTTTTACTTCTCGTCCATATAATTTTATTTTTGCTGGATTTATTTCATTCAATATTAGATGTAATATTATTTTATTATCCGGATCAAACATCAAACATTTCATATACATAAAATATTGTTCTGAGCAATTATATTGTATTCCATTTTGATCAGTAAATTTACATTTGTAAAAGTTGCTCATATAACCATGTTTTTCATTTGATTTATAAAACCATATAGCAATAGAGGATTCCATATTTTTTAAATACATATTTTTAAAATAATAATAATCAATTTTAAAAATAATAATAATTTTTAATAATACTTTTATAACATTCGAATTCCATATATAATTATTTCTTTTAATTTCTTTTAATTTAAAAAAAATTGAAACAAAATATTGAGAGGAATATATCATTGCTCACATAGCTCAATGGTTAGAGCGCTGGTCTTATGAGCCAGAGGTTGTGGGTTCGAATCCCACTGTGAGCATTTTTTTATTGCATGTTTAATAAATTTATCATAAATTTATCTCTTGATAAATCATTTTTTAACTCATCATCTAAGATAAAATCTTGCATTTGTTGTTGTCTTAGTAAATTTTGCATGGTTTTTAATCGAGCTAATTTATTTTTATAATTATTATTATTAATATTATCAAAATTATAATATTTTTTTATATTAATTTTATTTTTTTGGGTACCTGACCCAGATTTATATTTTTTTGCTATATCGGCAATATCAATATAAAAATTTCTTTCTTTATCTAATAAATTACTATATTCTTGATATAGTTTATCTATATCAAGTTTTTTTTTATTATAGGATTCTTTATTTTTATATTTACAAAATAATTTAAAACCAGATATTATATACTCTGATTGTTCTTTTATATTATTGGGATTAATCTGTCCACTAATATTTCTCTCTATCTTATCAGAAATTTTCTTTATAGATTCATCATTATCATTTGATATATTCTTATTATCTTTTATTATTTGAGCAATATTAATATATTTTTGTTTTTTAGAATCAGATAATTTTTTCCATTCAGAATAAATTTCATTCATATTTTTTTGTGATTTAATATCTAAATAATATAATTTGAAGCCTTCAGCTTCATAATCTAAAGTAGTTTTTAATGATTTTATATCAAATAACTCATGATATAACTCTTTTATTCTTTTTTTTCTTGTTTTGCAATTATATATTATATTTTCTGCTCTAATTTTATCTTTTACTTTATCATATATTTTACGCACAGTTAATTTAATAGTTATGTCATTCTGATTTTTATATTGACTAGCAACTATTCCCTTAAATTTTATATATTCATATTTAATATTACTTTTTTTTCTTTTTTCTTCTTCATTCATATTTTTGATAATTGTATTAAATATTTCTTTTTTATTTTTTTCAATATATTCCTTTGCCTCTTTATCTGCTGCTACTTTTATTTGTTCTCTATATATTTTAATAGCTTTTTTTATTTCTTCGCGAATAGATGGTGTTAAATCTTCTTTATATAATTTTTTAATATTATCATCATCAATATTATCATATAGTTTATTTTTTAAATTATATATTAACTCTTCATTGCTATTATTATATATAGAGTCACTTTTTTCATTTTCTAAGTTAGTTAATAATTCTTGATCAGATATGTTTTTTTCAGATATATTATTTGATACATCGGTGTTAATTATATAATTTTTAATAATTTTATATTTATTGTCTTTTAAGTAAAAGAAATCATTTTTTTTAAATAATAATGGTAATATTAATTTTAAATTTGAATCATAAATAAGATTATTTATAATTTTTTTTTCATTTTTTAAATCATTAATATGTTCAACATTATTTTGTCCAATCATATTTTCGTTTTCTAATTTACGTATTTCAGCATCTAGTTTATTTCTTTGATTATATAATAATTCAGATTGCTTTTTAAAAATTTGTGGACGATCGCGTAAAAAATCTATCAAATTAGTAGTAGATAAAAATATTTCTATTGGATTCTTTGAAAAATTACTCGTTGTAAATGCATCTTTATCACCAATATATGCTGTTCTGGGTATAAAAATACTAGATTTTTTTGATTCTTGATTAGTATTAGCTGAGTAATTATATTCTATTCCTTTTTCTTTAATATCACCGTCTAAATCTATTTTTATATTTAATATAATATATTCTTGATTACTCATATTATATATTATTCTGATAATAATATTATTCAATAATATTATAATTTTAATAATTATAATAACTATTAAAGTTATTAAAGTTATTAAAGTTATTAAAGTTATTAAAGTTATTAAAGTTATTAAAGTTATTAAAGTTATTAAAAACTATTAAAAACTATTAATATTATTAATAGTGGTTTGATTATTATTAGCTTTACGCAATATTTCTTTAGCATTTTCAAATTCTAAATCAGAAATAATATTATCATTATTTGCATCTAATTCATTATGTATTTTTTTGTATTTTTCTGACATTATACAAAATCTACTATTTTCATTAAAAATGGTATTAGACATAACTAAAAATGCCGAAGTTATTAATAATGACATTATAATATCACGTGTTCCTATAAAAACAACTGTAAAAATCAATATCTCTCTAGTTATAGAATTTTTTATATACTGTTCTTGAGTTTTGCTTAATTTCACTTCAATATGTTTAGAAAAAATATTTAATATAATCATACATAAACCAGTTAATAATTTACTATTATTAAAATTTTCTATATATTTTTTATATTTTTTTTTAAAAAAAACCATTAATATATATATATATATATATATATATTATAATAATTTATAATATATAAGTATAGTAAATAGTTAATAATTCATAATAATATTAAATTAAATTATACGATAATACATAACAATATATTTTTCAATATAAAAATATTTACTTAATTATTTTTATATTTATGTACTTATATAAAATAATATAATCTCTTTTTTTTATAAGTATGTCTTTAGCATTTTGCGCGGCACCCATAAATAATGATAATTCAAATGAAAATATTAATAATAATATTAATAATAAAGGTAATAAAGATGTTAATCGAAGATCAAAAAATACTACTTATAAAAATAATAATACAACTAAAATAAAAAAAGAAATGATTAGTGATATATTAAATGATTATAGCGATGATGATGATAATGATAAAGAAAATAATGATATAACAAATAATTTAGGAAATTTTACTTCTATTAAATCAGATACACAATCAATTGATACTAATTATCCGGTTCAACCAAATCCATTAAATAATCAATTAAATAATCTATCTCATATGGATGATAATAATGGAAATATGATGATGGAAAATATGGTATCAAATCAAAACGAATATGCATCATTAGATAATGCTTATGATAATGCTATGCAACAAAATTATTCATCAAATTCTGAATTATTAAGAAAATTAGATAGTATTCTTCATCTTTTAGAAGAACAACAAGAAGATAAAACAAATTATATAACAGAAGAATTAATTTTATATGTATTTTTAGGAGTATTTATAATATATGTTTTAGATTCATTTGTACGTATCGGAAAATATGTCCGTTAAATTAATATAAATATTTTTTCTGGAATAATCACTCTATTTAAATAATTATATAAATAATAATCTGAAGAGTGAATATATTTAGGTATTATATTTAGTAAAACTAAATTATTTATTATTATATTATTATGTGAAATATTTTCTATTGAAATAAGTGATACATCAAATTTATTTATTGCCATTGAAAATCCAGTAAAAAATAATTTATTATAACAATTTGATATAGATGCAAAACAAATAATAGTATTATCTTGCCTTAAACTTTTACGAAAAAAATAGCATGATATTAGAGTATCTTTTTCTATTATTCCATATACATAATATATACCAGAGGTAATAAGATTTATTAGATTAGTTAAATCTGGTATAATAAAACAATCAAATTTATTTTTTAGATTATATATTAAAGTTATTAATAATTTTATATTTTGTTTATTAATTTCTATAATTCGCAATGTTGTATGTAGTGAAACTTGTTTAGGTATTTGTTTTATCATAAAGAGATAGTTATTATAATATATAAATGGTAGTATACCTGGTATAATATCTTCTGGTTTATAAAGTAAAACTTTTATATTTTTATTTTTATATCGTTGAATATATTCATGTGTTTGAAATATTTCTTTAAAAACATCTGTATCTTTATAATCGTAATGAACGTATAAAAAATCTATATAATATATTTTGAAAGATTGTTTATTTTTAAATGTGATATTTAATGGTCTAGTAGTCATAGTAGCATAAGGTAATGGTTTTTCAATACCATCTTTTAAATCAAATGGATGTTTTCTTCTATATGTAGAAATAAAAGATTTGCTATTACATCCTATAAAATATGATGAAAATGTTGGAATAGTAAGTAAAGAATAGTTGGAATCAATATTTTTGTTATCGGTCATTAATTCTTCCGATTCTAAATAGTGCTTTTTTTTTTGTAAAAGTCCTACTATTTCTTTAATTATATTTTCTTCTAATTCGCTGTAATCTGATACTATTATATTATAAAAATTACAATATCTATTTGATTTTGGTAATTCATGATTTATAATACCAGATTTATATATCCAATTTAGTAAATTATATTTATGAAATACAGGTTGATTAGTCCAAAATTTATATTTTATTTTTATATATAATTTAAAAATAAGAAATATTATTATAAATATTATTATAAAATTTAAATAATACATAATTATATTTTATAAATATGTTTTAATTTTGTATATTTATATATTCTAATAAAATTATGGTTTTTCAAATATATATAAGTAATTCTCTTTATATTTACTATCTGAATATTTTTGCTCTGATTTCATAATAAAACCTAGTTTCATAGCCATATTTATAATACTTTGACGTGTAGACATATATAATTTATGTTCATTTATTCGTATATTATTAGAATCTTTTGATATAAAACTTTCTTTAAGTATAGCATTCGGTTCATTTAATGAAGTAGTATTTGCGTCAATATTATTATTTAATTTGAAATCTGATTTATAATCTAATGTATTAAATTTAATATTACATTTTGTTAATTGTTTATTACAATTATGTTGTAATGGTTTTTGATCAGCATCATAAGCAAGAGAAGTAATTGCATTAAATAATTTACTATTAACTAAATTAAGTACTAAAACACCATGTGGTATTAGCCAATTATAACAATTATTAAATAATTGTTGTTTATTTTTAATATAATAAATTGTTAAATTCAAACATGTTATATGAGAAAATGCATCATATTGAAATTCGAGTGAATTTAATCCATTACATAATTTATAAATAGAATCGGGATAATTTTCTCTAGATTTTTCAATCATTGCTCTAGAATTATCAATACCAATTGCAGAATTTTTGTTTTGCATATTAAAAAGATTTACATGATGTCCTGTTCCACAACCGATATCAAGTATTTTAGATTTATTAGTAAAATTAGTATTATTTCTAATAATGTATATATCATCATTATTTTTTGTGGTATTATTTAGTATATCATCATATATATTCACATAATAATTGTCAAAAATATCATTACCCTTTTTTATAATAATATTTTTACTTACATTATTATGAAATCCTTCCTTTTTATATATATTTGCTATTAAAAGTATTAATAAACAAAATATTAATGTTAATATAAATTTTTCTAATAAAGTAGTTTTTATAAAATTCATTCTATATGTATTGTTGTTATTTTTTTTGTATATAAAATATTATATGAATGATTACGAAATTAATGATATAAGAACCATAAAAGATTTTAAAAATATTACTTTTTCTAAATTTGCTAGATCTAAAGTAAAAAAGGAATTATTATCATGTTTATATAATAATAAATTAGAGTCAGCATGTTATTGGTCTGTTGAATTAATATGTGCTGGTCATTTATCCGATTTATGGGATATATTATTATTATATATGAGTAGATATATTCATTTAGGTAATCCTAAATTACCAATGTATATAGAAATTCGTTTTAATAATTTCAAAAAAATTATTAGCAATGTTTATAATGGAAATGAAATCACATTAAGAAATAATGATAAAATAAGAAAATTATTTGCTGAGTTAATAGCATGTTTATGTCTTTCGAAAAAAAAACATGCGTTTGAAAGTTTAGCAATAAAAGATAAAAATGATTTTGATATTACTAATTTAACAAACAAATTAAAAGCACCAAATATAAATTTTGTTGATAATATATTTTATAAAAATGATCCCAAAGAAATATTTATTGCAATAAATGAGTTAGCTTATAATATATCAAGTTCATCAAAAGATATAACTTCTGCTTGTTATTGGTTTGAATGGATTATACAATTTGAACAAATATGTAAACAAAAAAAAATTAAATGTCAATGTGAAAGACGTGAATTAGTTCCAGTAGATGAAAAATTTCAAATGAATATTATTTGGATTATTTGGACTGCTTTAATTGTTGAATCAAAAAAACGGTCAAATACTTTATATAATAAAGCAATAATGTCATTATTAAATTTATATTGTATTCGATATAGTCCTGGATCAACAAAAAAAAGAAAATATATTATTTATTGGGCGATAAGTTTTTTAACAGAAAATATAAATTTTAATATTCCATTAATTGAAAATAAAGAATTAATAGAGACAATACAAAATAAGATAAATATAATTTATAAAGAGGTAAAAAAAAATGAAGTTATTCCAAAAACAGACTATTTATTTAATGGTATAGAGAGAAGTAATATAGATAAAACTATTGATAAATTAAATATACTAGACAATATTAGTAAAAATAAAATTACCATAAATAATAATAATAATAATAATAATGTGGAATAAAAAATTGAATCATTTATATTTTATTAATAATTATTAACAAAGTAATATGACAACCATGACAAATTCATCAAATGCAAATAATGTAATGATTAATAATATTATTGTCTGTATGAATAATATTATTAATCATTACATTAAAGATGTAAATGATGGTAAATTAAAGAAAAAAAATAAATTTCCATTAGTTCCATCAAAAAAGGCTGTTAATTCAAAAAATATTTATTATAAACCAAAAATTAATAATGTTCAAATGCGATATTCTAATTTATCAAATCGCACACTTCGTTATTAATTGAATAAATAATAATTAATTTAATAAATTTTTTTATGCATAAAATAGTTATTTAAAAATTAATAAAGATTTACCGACGTAAATTAGGATTTATACAAATAGCCTCTGTAGGAAATATATCACCAGACATACATTTATCATTAATTCCTACTTCAATGCAACTTCGAAATCCACGATCTTCTCCAATATAACAATAACCCGTTTTTTGTGAACCGGTCCGCTGTGTTTTATCATCCGAATCAACTGGTTCTGGAAGATTTGGTTCAGGCTTATTATATTTATTAGTAGCATCATCTAATGCTTTCATAGTAGAATTGGGATTTAATTTTGATTGTTCTTCAAGCAAATCAACGCCAGCATTTACGGTATTAGTTATTGCACTAGAAACGGATTTAACCCCTTTATCGGATACATTAGTAGTTTGTCGAATAGTTTCTCCAATATTATAACCGAAAAATACTAATATTGGTCTAAATAGTTCTGCTAAAAAATTTGGAAGTAGATCAAGTGATGCTAAAATATTTAATAATATAAATGCAAATAGTAGAAATATAAAGAAATATCTGATAATTTTTAAAACAGTATCCCAGATATTATTTTTTGAATCAACTAATGTTGAATCATTAAATAAAGAATCCGATGATTTAGGTGGTGATAATCCAGCTAATGGATTTTTTGCTGCACTAACTGTTCTATCGGTATTTAATGATTTAAGTTTCTCTAAAATAGAATTTCTTGTACTATTTCGTGATATTTTAAGACTACTCATTATATATAACAAACTTTAAAAAAGTTTAATCAAAACAAAATAAATAATATTTTATAAAAAATTATACTAATTTTACATAAAGTTTGATTAAAATTAGTTTTATAAATTTTAATAATTTTTATAAAATTTAATTATTGAATCGTATCCTAATGTATAGTTATTATAATCATTTGGTGTAGTATTTATTATTATTGTATTTGGATCAGTATTCTGAAATGTAGTATTATTAAACTGATCCTGAAAATCGTCTGCATCCCAAACATTATAACAATTGTTTATTATTAGAAGTGGATTATCATTTATTATAATTTTTAGACTAGCAATATACTCTAGAAATAAATATGTTGTACCACCATCTGTAGCATTAAAACTAAAAGGAGCTAAACCATACTGAGTCGCATATTGTGTATAATTTAAATATGAATTTAATAGACTTAAAGCGGCACCATCATCAAATCCGGGATTAGAAAATGTAAGTTCTAAATAATTATTTCCTTCAATTATGGTTGAAAAAATATTCATACTAATTTCTATTTTATATTCAGCAATATCAAATAGTGTCCCATAAAATGCATTTGATTCTGCAATTCCAGAATTATCAGTAAAAATAGGCATAAAATATACCTTAGCATAATAAATAATACTCTCATATGTAAGTGAATTTAAACTAGAATCTTTGAAACAAGAATTACCAATATAATTTAATGATGAATCAGGTGAAATTATAACAGATGTTAAATTTTGACAATCATAAAATGCTTCATTACTAATTGATATTACTGATGATGGTATTATAATAGATGGCAATAAACTACATTGGTAAAATGCCTGTGTGCCAATAGTTTGTAGAACAGAAACTTCTTCAAATGAAATAGATGTTAGATTTATACAATTTATAAAACCATATTTTTCTATTGTTGTAATAGAACTAGGTATATTTATAGATGTTATTGTGTTACAATCAGCAAATGTAGCATAATTAATTATTGTTATAGAATTAGGTATAGTTATAGATGTTGCTGCTTTACAATGTGCAAAAGCATTTTCTCCAATAGATATTACTGATTCTGGAATTGTTATAGATGTTAAATTTATACATTGTTTACATGCTGAGGCATCAATTAATGTAACAGAATCTGGTATTGATATAGTTTTTAAATTAGAACAATCATAAAATGCTTCGTAACCAATTGATGTTACATTATAACCTATAATTACTTCTTTTAATTGAGATTTTGGAATATGATCTATATAATCACTAGATGTTAATTCTCCAACAATATTAACAATATATTCTGA